ATATTTAGCAGGGAATGTAGACGAATGGATTTACATTGACATTGCAGACCAACATGAGGACAGTATCAGGTTTATTAAAGATTGCGAGAAAGCAATCGGGAAAGAAATTCAGATACTGAAATCAAGCGAGTACAGATGTGTAGAGGATTGCGTAAGAACATTTGGAGGATTTAGAAATCCGGCAAACGGATTCGCACCTTGCACGAACTGGCTCAAAAAGAGAGTGAGAAAAGAGTGGGAGGAACGACATAAGGATTGTGAATTGACTTACGTCTGGGGATTCGACCTTAAGGAAAAGAACCGGGCAGAGCGGACGATTGAAGCAAATCCGCAAGCCGCACACGAATTTCCGCTGATTGACAAAAACCTCTCAAAAGAAGAGGTACATGGATTGTTTGAACGGACTTTTGATTTTGCCCGACCTTTGATGTATGACCTTGGCTATCCGAACAATAACTGTATCGGCTGTGTAAAAGGCGGCATGGGTTATTGGAATCATATCAGAAAGGATTTCCCGGAAGTCTTTGAAAGTCGGGCGAAGTTGGAAAGAGAAGTTGGTTATTCAATCCTTAAGGACGGAAAAGGTAATCCGGTATATCTGGATGAACTTGAACCGAACAGAGGTAACATGAATACAGAGATTTTCCCCGATTGTGGGATTATGTGCTATTTGGCACAACAGTAAGGGAGTGATGGATATTAAACAGATTGCTGGACAGATTAATTTGTTTGAAGAAAAACCTGTGAATGAAATAAATGAATGTCTCGGTGAGCCTTGTGCGCATTGTGATGTTGAATGGTGTTCGATTGCGTGCTTTAAACGAAGAGGTTACCAATGGGATTTATTGCACAGATTTGTAAAGGGAAGTGATAACAAGCCCCTTAGAAGAAACATAGAAAAGAGAATTTGTAAAGAAACAAGATTTGATTGAAAGAAAGGAGCCGGAACCTATCCGGATAAAAGGCGCGCCGGGTTCCTTTTGAAGAAAATGATACACGGAGAATTGATAGTTGACAACTTCGCCGGCGGTGGCGGTGCTTCCACCGGAATAGAACTTGCAACCGGATACAGTGTTGATATTGCCATCAACCATGATCCAGAAGCCATTAAGATGCACAAGGCGAACCACCCGAACACCAAGCATTACTGTGAAAACGTGTGGGCGGTTGATCCTGTCAAGGCTTGCAATGGGCATCCGGTTGGACTTGCATGGTTCTCACCGGACTGTAAGCACTTTTCAAAGGCGAAAGGTGGAAAGCCAAAAGATAAGAACATCAGAGGTCTTGCATGGGTAGCCTTACGCTGGGCTGGACTTATAAGACCGAGGGTAATCATGCTTGAGAATGTGGAAGAATTTAAGACATGGGGACCGTTGAACAGAGGACACCATCCTATAAAAGCAAAACAGGGAAAAACATTTGAGAAATTTGTTCAGCAGCTTACAGATCTAGGATATGAGGTACAGTTCAAGGAGTTGGTAGCGGCAGATTATGGGGCGCCAACCATGCGTAAGAGATTTTTCATGATCGCAAGGTGCGATGGCAAGCCGATTGTATGGCCGGAGCCGACACACGGACCGGCAGACAGCGAAGCGGTAAAAGCCGGACTGCTAAAACCTTACGTTGGAGCATACACGCAGATTGATTTCAGCCGACCGTGTCCGAGCATTTTTGATACATCCGAGGAAATCAAAGAAAAGTATGGAATCCGGGCAGTAAGACCACTGGCACAAAAGACGATGGACAGGATAGCCAGAGGATTAAAAAAATTCGTTTTGGATAATCCAGAGCCTTTTATCATTCAGTGTAATCATGGCGGTGAGCGTAGACCGAACGACATCAGAGAGCCGATGCCGACTATCACCGGAAAGCACGGATATGGGATTGTAGAGCCATACATGGTACAGATCGGGCAGACAGGAGACGGAGAGGGGTTCCCTATTGACAGAATGAGATATCCGACATACTGCAATCCAGAAGAAATGGACAAGTTACCTTTTGCAGATCCAGAAACCGAGTGGGAGATTCAGAGGCAATTACAAACTCCATATATGGGGACAAATACGACAAATCATCCGGGTGGAAATTGCAAAAATCCGATACATACAATTACAACTGGCAATCAGCAGTGCCTTATCAGTCCTACATTGATTCAGTACCATTCAGAAACCTCAAAGGATGGAGTAAGAGGACAGACTATAGAAGATCCGATCATGACAGTTGACAGCTCAAATAGATATGGACTGGTCACATCGTTTCTGCATAAGTACTATGACGGAGGATATAAGGGTGCTGGGGAAACAGTAGAAAATCCGCTTCCGACAGTGACCGCATGGGATCATAACAGCGTTGTTACTGCGAATCTGATCCAGATGAACAATCATTGTGACGGAAAAGATATCAGACAGCCATTACCAACGATCACAGCCGGTGACGGACATTTTGGAGAGGTCAGAGCATTTCTGATTAAATACTATGGACAGGGAACAGGGCAAGATATTAAGAAACCGCTTGATACAGTCACTGCACAGGATCGCTTTGGATTAGTGACCATAAATGGGACAGACTATCAGATCGTAGACATTGGATTGCGGATGTTAGAGCCTAAAGAATTATATGGTTGCCAGGGATTCCCGGATGATTACATAATCGACCATGATTATACCGGAAAGACCTACCCGCGGAGCGAACAGGTCAGAAGATGCGGCAATGCAGTGTGTCCGCCGATTCCGGCTGCACTGGTCAGAGCAAATTTACCGGAATTGTGCGTTGCTGAACGGATGCCGAACATACAGATCGAAGCAGATCAGACCGGTCAACTTAGATTTGCTTAACACGAAGTTGAGTTAAAAAGGAGAAAAAACATGGAAAAATTCTATATTGTTACAAATGCAGATTTTTTAAACGAAATTAAAGATTACAACGTCCACGATGAAGAAAGACGAAAATTGATAAATGAATTTTTTGACGAAAAAGGAATTGCAGGACATGCATATCATATCGGCGGAAATGGATTTTGCAATAGACCATTCGATGATTTCGAAAAACACAGTATTCGTCTTTACGTTGAGGATTGTGAAGAAAATAATGTAAAGTTCGGTAAGGAATTATTAAAACCTGCCAATATATTCTGTGATTCAGATGTGATGATGCGTAGTTTCAGAGCAAATAGTAAGACATTAAAAGAGTTTCAAGAATTATGCATTGAGAGAAAAATCATAATTAATAATCATCCAGTTAGAGAAGGAGATTATTTTAAGGAATTGCGTTATGGCGGTTATTCAGTTACCAGATTTGAACATGACGGAAAATGCTATCTGAACGTTAAAACTAAAAAGAATGGAATAACACCGGAGAGTGATGGGTTCACAGAAATTAAGGGAAGTGAGTATTACAAAGCACTTGAAGAATTTGAAAGTGGGAATTAAAAGGTCAGTTAAATTAGAATTTAAAGGTAAAAAAACATGGCATGGTACGCACTTTATAAATGGTATAAGGATTGGAGCCGGACAGGATATCCTAATATGATTAGCTGGTATTCTGAAAAGCTTAATCCACCAAAATGGACAATATTAAAATTCAAGTGAGGTAGAATTATGGCGCAATGGAATAAAAATACAGTACCAAAATGTAAAGATAAAACCTGTTCAGATGAAGTACTTGTGACTATTGAAAAGCAGGGATGGAAAGGTGGAACTTATCGGAGAGTAGTCAAAGCAGTATATATTCCATACCATCATTGTACCGTAGAAGACATGGGATGGAATATGCCAGATGGAGTTCCAGATGATTGGGAATATGTAGAAGAAAATGATAATTGGTGGATTCCACAAGGCTGGTATGAGGTATGTGATTACTCACCTGACGATTATTCATATTTTACAGTCGCTGATAAGGTAACTGCATGGATGAAGCTGCCAAAGGCGTATGAGCCGAGGATCAAGCAATTAAACTGAACATGAGGTAGAAATAATGGATGCAAAGAGAAAAGCAATACCAAAAAACATTAGAATTACGGTATATCAGAAGTGCAACGGTCATTGTGCTTATTGCGGATGCAGCTTGGAATACAAAGATATGCAGGTGGATCATGTAATACCTCTGAATGGTTGGAGCGAACAGGGAACAGACACGGTTGACAATATGCTTCCTGCTTGCCGAAGCTGCAATCATTATAAGAGTAGATCTACACTG